ACCTTCTATCCAGTAGTCTCTTTAAGATCTGCGTCTAGCGTTAAAGATCTTATTAAAGAGCGTGATTGGATTCGTAACTTTAATGAAGTTATTTTATGGTTAGATAACGATGATGCAGGCAGAGAAGCTACTAAAGAAGCTGCTCGTATTATTGGTTATGATAAAATTAAAATAGCTAAGAGTAACGAAAAAGATGCTAGTGATCTTTGGATTAAAGACCCTGATAAAGTATTAAAGACTATCTATGATGCAGTAGAATATACACCTGCAGGAATACTTACTAAAGATCAGTTGTGGCATCAACTTGAAAAGTATAATAAAATTGAATCTGTGCCTTATCCTGACTATATGGAAGGATTAAATGATAAACTAAAGGGAATGCGCTTTGGCGAAATTACTCTTTGGACTTCAGGTACAGGTTCTGGTAAATCAACTTTGCTAAGAGAAATCGCTATAGACTTATTGGAGAAGACAGATGATAAAATTGGTATTATCTCGCTTGAAGAATCACCTGCGGAAACAGCACGTAAAATGGCAGGTATGGCAATTAATCGGAATCCAGCAAATGAAGAAATTCCAATCGATGATCTCAAAGAGGGATTTGATAGGGTTTTCGATTCTGACCGTGTTCTGGTACTTGATCATCAAGGTAGTATCTCAGACGGATCCATCATGGATTTCTTGGAGTATATGTGCCTTAGTGGTTGTAAGTACCTTTTTGTTGACCATATCACTATCCTCGCTTCAGAAGGCGCTGAAGGGCTTACTGGAAACGAAGCAATAGATAAGATTATGAATGACTTACTTAGACTTGTAAAGAAACACGAAGTGTGGATTGGTCTTATTAGTCACTTACGTAAGACAGATAATAAAGGAAGAAGTTTTGAAGAAGGTAAACTACCGTCAATGGACGATATTCGTGGCTCTGGTTCTATTAAGCAAATTTCTATGGATATTATCGCTTTTGCTAGAAATGTTGGCTCTGATAACCCAGAAGAGCGAAACACTATTAAAACAAAAGTCCTTAAGTGTCGGTATACTGGCCTCACAGGTCCGTCAGGAAGTCTTTACTATGACTTCGACACAGGACGTTTAAAGAAAGGTGCTAATGAATTTGAAACTGTTGATGAAATCCGAATATGAAATGGATGAACAACACTTAGTACTATTGTCTATTATTTGTCAGCTTCTTGATGGAGGGGCTGACATTTCTAACCTTAATCCTGACGTTCAAGATTATTTGCACGGTTTTGCTGACGATCTAAACAAAGAAGATGATGAGTTTATAGACATGATTTATTACTATGCTGACACATTCTTTAATAAAGTAAATAACAATAAAAAGGCATTTCACTAATGAAGGAAGAATTTGAAAAATTAAAAAAGAAAGGCTATACAAACGAAAAGTTTGAAGCTTATATTCGAAACCCAAATGTAAAAAAGATTTATAATGCTGCAATGCTTAACGAATTAAAAGCATTGTGGTATGCTGAAGAAATTATGGTTTCAGAAGAAGAAGTTTTAAAAGAACTAAAAGACGATCACATTACTGAACATATGAATAAAGATGAACTTGATCAATGGGCTATCGATATGTACGGTATTGATTTAGACAAACGATACTCAAAAGAAAATATGCTACTTGAGTTAAAAGAAGAACTAAAAAAACAAAACGAAGAATAATACTTAATCTTCCATTACACTTAAAGGGGAAATAACATGGATCCATACAGAAGCTTTATCCACCTGTCTCGCTATTCACGTTTTCTAGATGATTGGAATCGTCGTGAAACTTGGAAAGAGACAGTAGATCGCTTAGTCGGTTTCTGGAAAGACCAAGTAAGTAATAATACACTTACTGAAGAAGAATTTAATAGTATTCACGATGCAGTATATAACCACGAAGTAATGCCTTCAATGCGTTCAATGTGGTCTGCAGGAGATGCTTTAGCAAAAAATCATTTCCGTGGTTATAACTGTAGCTTTGCTGCTGTTGATCACCCACGAGTATTTGATGAAATCTTGTTTATTCTTATGGCAGGTACTGGTGTAGGCTTTAGTGCCGAAGCCAAATACGTCAACAAACTACCAATTATTAATGATACTTTTGCTAAAACAGAACGTGTTATTCAGGTAGAAGATAGTGCAGAAGGTTGGGCAAAGGCTCTACGTAAACTTATTGCTGACTTATATTTAGGAAACATACATGAATGGGATTATAGTAAAGTTCGTCCAGAGGGCGCAAGACTTAAAACTATGGGTGGAAGAGCTTCTGGTCCGCAACCACTTATGGATCTTTTTGACTTTGTAACTAAGACGTTTAAAGAAGCTGCGGGTCGCAAACTACGTCCAATTGAGGTACATGATATTGTTTGTAAAATTGCTGAAATCGTTGTTGTTGGGGGCGTCCGCAGGTCTGCTCTTATCTCTATGTCTGACTTGGGAGATCCTGAAATACGAGATTGTAAGTCAGGTCGTTGGTGGGAAACAGAAGAACAACGAGCGCTAGCAAACAATTCTGCTGTTTATGACCAAAAACCTTCTATGGCTGTGTTTATGGAAGAGTGGGTTTCACTAATGAAATCAGGCTCTGGTGAGCGTGGTATCTTTAGTCGTTATGGTGCTCAAAAGCAAAACAACGGTGGTCGTCGAGATTCTTCTCTTATTGAGGGCAGTAATCCTTGTGCAGAAATCCTTCTTCGTGGAAATCAACTATGTAACCTATCAGAGGTTGTATGTCGTGAAAACGATACAGAAGAAGATCTTTCTCGTAAAATTCGCATGGCTACTATTCTTGGTACGCTTCAATCAACTCTTACTGACTTTAAATATGTACGTAAGATTTGGCAAAAGAACTGTGAAGATGAACGCTTATTAGGTGTATCACTAACAGGAATTCAAGACTGTCGTATTTTACGTAATCCTGATCCAGCAATGTTACGGAGGTTGAAACAGGTAGCAGTTGACACAAATAAAAAATATGCTGAAAAGCTGGGCATTAACCCTTCAACAGCGATTACTACGGTTAAGCCGAGTGGTACTGTTAGTCAGCTTGTTGATAGTTCTTCTGGTATTCATGGACGTTTTGCGCCTTATTACATTAGGTCCGTTCGACAGTCTAATAATGACCCCTTAACACAAATGCTTAAAGATCAAGGAGTTCCTAACGAAGAAGACGTTATGAACCCCGCTAAAACAACTGTGTTTTATTTTCCAATTAAATCCCCTGCAGGAGCTACTTTAGCTAATGAACAGACTGCCTTGCAGCAGCTTGAAAACTGGCTCAAGTTCCAAGAGAATTGGTCTGAACATTCTGTTTCTGTAACTATCTATGTTAAAGAAGATGAATGGATGGAAGTAGGTGATTGGGTTTATAAGCACTTTGATCAGATTACAGGTATTAGTTTCTTGCCTTACTCTGAACATACCTATCAGCAAGCACCTTATATGGCTTGTTCTGAACAAGAGTATATTAAAGCTAAACATGCTTTCCCCGAAGTAGACTTTAGTATGCTACCAAACTATGAAATCGAAGATAACACAGAGGGCGCTCAAAACTTAGCGTGTGCTGCTGGTGGCTGTGAGATCTAAACGTCAGATCGGTAAAGTTGAATCACCCTGTATAAAAGTTTGTCAAATAAAAGATGGATATTGTACAGGGTGTTTTAGAACTATCGATGAAATCCGTGATTGGATGATAATGTCAGAGTATGAACAAAAGAAACTTAAGTATGAACTTATGTGGAGAAAAGAAAATAGGGGTAAAGTGTTACGGTAGCACATTGGATTCCAAATCCAAAAGACTGGGTTCAATTCCTAGTACCCCTGCCAATACCTGACGTTAAAGAATAATTAATAGAAAGTATTAACAATGTGGGCCTTAGTATGGTTACAACTTATAAGTATTGATGGTAGTATAAAATATTATCATATTAGTACTTATAATAATAAAGATCAATGCGAAAAAGAACTTAACTCTGCTAATATGTTAGTTGGTGACAATGAAGTATTAGTTTGTTTAGATCTTACGAAAGGTAGAAAATGATAGTCCAAAGGCGATCTATTATAACTGGTCAAGTCAATACTATGAATATTGATTGTACCGAAGAACAACTTAAAAGACATCAGATGGGAGAACTTGTACAAGATGTTTTCCCTAACCTATCAACTGATGAACGAGAGTTTTTAATTTCAGGAATAACTCCTGAAGAATGGGATAATCAATTTCAAGAAAGTAAGTTATGAAATATGTTAAGAAAAATGGAAAGAAGACATCACAAGGTAAACGTAATGTTAAGATGTCATCTATGAATAAACATAAGAAGCGTAATAGAGGGTTGTACAATGGCGGAAAATAAAGGCGGTGCCTATATATTTGG